TCCGGTGCTCGCTGTATTCTGTATATAAGAATAGCATCCTCAAGCAGTTCTTTTTGCTTGTAAACCTTAAAAACGTTTTCCAAAACACTGTTACCAAAAGGCCAATATGCATCCAACCCTTCTGTTAAACTAAGGTGTAAAACGTGTTGTGCATCAATAGCAGTTTCGTTTTGTGCATGACTGAATCTGCTACCTCCTGAATACGGAGTGTTTGGCTGTGTGTAAGCACCACTAGCTCCACCTATCTGCGGATGATTCATGTATGTGTCTGTTGCGGCTACTGCTGTAACTGTGAGATTTTCAAAGTTAGGGTTGATGTCTTTGATCAAATACTGCTCTGGCTTTTTGCCTTCTGCTTCGTTAACAATAACCTTGGTAACTTTGCCCATCTCTACCCACATCAACTTGAAGTTTTCTGGGTCACGTACAAACACCTGATCACCGTATTTGATGGTATTGCGTATGATTTTGAATGTGCGTTTGTTTAATTCATTCAATGCAACCCACTGCTGTAGTTGCTCTTTGATGATTTTTACTTCGTTGTCTGTGGGAGTTTCTTTGAAGTGTATGTCAAAGTTTGTGCCGTTGGACTCGTTCCTTTGAGTCATAAACTCAGCAAGGATGTCCAGTGCGGCGTTGATTTCTGAATCCATATCCATTTGCTCGTACTGATTATAACGTTCAGTACGGTTTGGATGTCCAATGTATACCTCAGGCAAGTTGCTTTCAAAGTTGCGATAGTCAGGGTTTGCACCACTGCTACGGCCACTGCCTATAGGACTTACGTTGCTAGGTATATTGCTACTTTTAAAATATTTTCGCCAGGTCATTTAGGATTCCGTGATTGTTATGTATTTATTGCTTTATACATTAACCATTATTTTCAGTACGCTACTAGTTGTTCCAACTTAGATACTTTCTTGTCTGATCAGTCTGATTACCGGTGTTTGTAGCAATCACTTCTAGTATTTCTCTGTTTCTTGTTTCGCTATCTTTTAATGCAGTTGTTAGCTCGTCTACTTTATTGATTAGTGCTTGCGCTGAGTCGTTTGACTGGGTACTTGACTCTGTTAATTTTTCAACAATAGGTTCAACAATTGCTTGATTAGGATTATCAGTTGCACCATCATTGTTATTCTGTTCTGTTAGTTTAGTAGTGTCAACTAGCCGCGCATTTATTTGCTCAGCACCTCGGGCATTCATATCTGTGATTGTTCCTGTGCCTGATGTTACAGGTGCACTGTACTTGATAGTTTGCCCTGGTGGAGAGTTGGGCTCACCTTGTTGGGAATAACCACCCCGATTTTGTTCTTTGTAGTTGGCTTCTAGGTCAACCCCTGGAATCAAGTCTAGCATAAATGTTGTCATGCCAAACATAGCATTGTTAACCATGTTGAGAGTTTTACTGTACGTTGGCAAAAAATCAGTGACCAGGCTTTCCATTTGAACAGCAAACGCCTGACTGTTTGCTATTATAGCGTTTGTTGTGGTTGTGAGTTCGTCTGTTGATGCTCTGGCTCTTTCGGCAGCGCCTGCGGCTGCGTCAACAGTTTTTTCATCATACAGTGTTCCTGTTATGATGCCGTTGATCATACCAGCGACTTCACTAATCACTCCGCCGATACCTGCAGTTGCCGCTTGGTTAATAGCAACCTGTCCACTTCTGGACATATCACGCTGTTCTTGTGATATTCTAGCATTTATTTTTGCTTGTGCTTCCTGCGATTCACCCAAGGTCATGCTACTGTTGCGCACAATCTGTTCTGCTTCAGCTAATCCTTCTCGAGCCGCTTGGTTTTGGCTGAGGAATATGTTAGATGCCGCATCAACCACTGTGCCCAGACTCATTTGTTCCATAAAGGCTTTTTGCAGTTCAGCTGGCATTGTTCTCATTACACCTTGGAATCTCTGCGCAGACTCTGGATCAAGTTGTGCCATTATATCTGCCTGCATGCTGGCAACTCTAGCTCGCTCAGCCGCGGCTTTGGCATCTTCTTTGGTTAAGGTTCTCAGTACTGTTAAATCTTCAGCATACTGTGCAGTACCCAATGCTAGTTCTTTTTGAGTCATGGTTCGCATTCGATCCTGGGTCATGCCTGCTCGTTGACTGCTCATGTACTCAGCAGTAAGTGCAATTTGATCTTCAAAGCCAAACCCCAAGTTAAGCATCTGCGTAGTTAGACTTTGTCCATTTTCATTAAAATTTGACGAGAACTCGTGTGCAACGTCAGAAATTAATCCAACACCACCAGAAAAACCCAAACCAAGATTACGTACACTGTCACCTGCTTGTTGAATACCTCTGGTGAAAACATCCATGGACATGCCAGCGCCATGTGCGGCATTGCGCATTTCTGTCATACCACTAGCAAATATAGCACCTGACGCTGATAAGGTTCTAAAGTTGTCCACAGTTTGTGATAGTTCTTTACCAAACACTGTGTTTAGTTGCTGTGCTACAGCACCAATAACTGGGGCTAACTCCTTAGTTATAGATCCAGCGACCTTTATAGCCGCACCAGCAAGCATAGCCACTGGATTTAGTGTTGCAGCGGCCTTAAAACCAAGTTTCTCTAAACCACCGCCAAGAGATTCAGCTGTTCTAGTGAACAAATCAATAGCCCCTGCTGTGGTGTTAACAGCGGCTCCTATCGGATTGCTTGCAATTGATTTGTAATTGGTTGCATACGAAGCTGTTGCTCTGGTCAATGTTAGTGCAAATGTACCCATTAATCTGGTCACATCGCCAAACACATAACTTAGGTTACCTCCAGCGTCTGCAATATCTTTATTAATCGCCTCCGAGAACTGTGCCATGGATTCAGACACGTTGCGAGTTTTTCCTGCAACCACACCCATAGCAATAGAAGTTGCTTGGGCACCTCTTTCAGTTGCACCTAGTGCGGCAGCGGCATCAGCACCTTGCCTACGTTGTTGTCCCATGTTTTGATTGATAGCTTGCACCAACGCCTGCAAGGTGCTTTCTGTAGCGGCATTGTCTGCTGTTACTGTACCAATCGTTGGGATATTAATATTAACTGCCATAAATTTGCACCATAAATAATTTTGCTCAATTATATTTATAGGAATAAAAAACCACTATGACAACTACTCCATCAATTAATCCCTTAGCGAATCACTTTAGGCAACCTGCAATACATTTGCGATTGCCATCGGGGGGCAACAACTGGCCCACAGGCAGTTTAGACATGCCTGAAACTGGAGAGTTACCTGTCTATCCAATGACCGCCAGGGATGAATTGGTGTTGAAAACACCAGACGCATTAATGAACGGTGATGGCGTTGTTAGTGTTATACAAAGTTGTATTCCTAGCATCAAAAGTGCTTGGTTGATTCCTGTATGCGATCTTGATCCTATACTGATTGCTATTAGATTAACCAGCTACGGCAACGACATGGAAATTTCATCATCATGCCCAAAGTGCAACGAAACCAATGAAAATTTAGTTGATCTAGGACAACTATTGGATACATTGCCGCCGCCATCATACCCAGATTTAACACATGAAAAACTTACTTTCAAGTTCAAGCCACAGAGTTTCCAGAGCTTGAATTCAATAAATCAAGCAAGATTTGAACAGCAGAGTTTGCTTAGAACTATTTCAAGTAGTGAGGTGTCCGATGATCAAAAACAATCAGAGTTCAAGAAACTATTGCCTAAAATCACAGAGTTAACAGTGCAGGCATTAATTGACGGGATTGAAAGTATTGTTGTTGATGATGTTGTTGTGTCAAATACTGCCCACGTAAGGGAGTTTATTGATAACTGTGATAGGAAAACGTACGAAACATTAAAGTCACATGTAGAAAAGATTGGCTTAGCAAACAAAACTCAAGATTTAGAAATTGAGTGTACAGAATGCAAAGAAACCTATAAAACAGAATTGGCGTTCGAAAACAGTAATTTTTTCGTCTAAGGCTTTTGACCATGTCACGTGATGACATGCTAGACTACTTTAACCAACTGGAAAATCAGTCAAAAGCCATAAAAGAAGAAGTATTAAAGTTGTGTTGGTATATGCGAGGTAGTATCTCGTACAACGAAGGTATGATGCTCAGTCCGGACGAACGAACTATGATTTCAAAGATAGTTAAAGACAATCTAGAAACAACTAAAAAGTCAGGAATGCCATTCTTTTAAGACTAACTTCGTTAGTCTGTTGATTTCGTTAGCACTCATCAACTTGTTTTTTAGTAAGATGCTTTTACACGTTTCATCTAGATCATATGGTCACTCTTTGCCCAGGGCGGGCAAAAAAGTAAAACTGCTTCATCTGAGTATAACAGTCACTTAGCATTAGAGCATTACAGAGGCGGTTGTCCGGTACCTCGAGCTCCGTCTTAACAACGGCGGCTTGCATAACATACGCTAACATATTACACAAACGTGCAGTATCGCTACTGCGTCTTTTTAGCTTTATTGAATCCTGTTCAAACAATCAAACTCTAGCATTGAGAGTCTTCATCCATACGGGTAGTGATTGAGTGCTTGCTGTAGCGGCAAGTCTTACGTCCCTGTACACATCACTGTCAGGTTTGGTACACACGAAATTAGCCTGTGTTAGCTGTTACTACTTAATTTGTTTATAATGTGGGAGCCATGGACACGGACTTGAATATGTCCGTTATAGTATTCTTGTGATTCTAAGACTTTGTGTCTGAATTGTTCTCGAGCCTCGATATAACTGCATTCTGCCTTGCTATTACAATAGTAGAGTATTTCTCTTTGGAAGTTTTCTGTGCCTAGTTGTTCTATGTCTTTGTTAAGTTCGTCGTTTGAGCCATAATATTCGCGCCAGTCACTTTCTTTTGTTCCCCGGCGTCTGTTTTTTCTACCCTTAAGAGGTGGCTTGCTGGTTTTGAACCGTGCAAGTTTCTTCCCGATGTATTTACGATTATTTGTTAAATTTGTTATTAAATATACAAATCCAACACAATCCTCAGGTAGTGTTTCTATTTCTTTAGATTCGAAAAGCCATGTCATTCTAATTTAGATTTTGTTATACTTAGCTCTCCGATGTTGGTTGTACAAAATTTCCTTTTGCATTGCCCTGGGCTGTCTAACAACTTAAAACTGTTGTCGTTTAAGTTGCCCAAGAAATCATTTTCGCATTCGCCACTCCAAACATCTCCATTGGAGTGAACATAAATTCCCGAGTACCCTGCGTCACATGCCCAACCCTTAAATTGATGTGTGTTGGTGTTGCGCAACTTATCTGCGAAGATATTAACAACATCACCATCCTTGTAGTATACACGGCAGTTGTAGTTATTGTCAGCCTTAAATTTAGTCATATTCTTTTATTTTAAATATTGGATAATCTCTTGTTTTCCTGGACATGTCAATGTGTTCTGTTTCGCTATAATTGATACCTGAACGTTTACAACGGGTAATAAAGCCTTGTACAGTATTCTTAGCCCATGGCTCGTGCATTATGTTTACCATAAAATATTTGCCACTGTTGGTCCTGCTGTACCTTGATAAAGTTTTTGCTGTAGCGAAGAACTTTTCTTCATCCATAAACTCTGTGTGAGTTGAAAATGTAATATAGTTTAAATTTTTAAACAGTTTTAAGTAATGATCTTGGCTAGCACTACCGTTGGTTATTAATCCAGTTTCGTACAAATACTCGCTATAATTTTCATGCAACCAATCAATGAACGGTAGGAAATCCTTATTAACAACTGGTTCTCCGCCACTAAACACTATTTGATACAATAACTTACGATGTTTTGTTTTTGCAAATATCTGTATCCATTGAGATTTTAGTTGTTCTAAGCTGGGCATTTCTTCATCAACACTATGACGCATAGGCCCACAGTACATGCAGTCGTAATTGCAACGCAACTGTATGGTCCATGTGATATAAAAAATACCACTGGTTACTGGTTCAACTTTTACAATTTCACTCATGGTCGTAATTACAGTAAATCACTATCTCCTCTATGCAAGTATTATCTTGTGTTTGTGTAGCATACTTGATAAAATTTGAAATGTCTACCAGGTTTATTCCATTACCAGTCCAATTTGGTCTACTACGGCTTAGCTCAGTATCCAATCTGTCGGGGGTGATGAGAGTGGTCCTAAAAGGTACTGTGTTTTGTTTAAATGCTTGTGTGCCTTGCTTACTGGCATGTGATAATGCGGCTTTGCTGACTCTATATGTTTCCCAACGTGGTTCCGGGGCAACAATACTCTGCTCACCTACACTGCCAATGTTGAAGATATAACCTGTTTTGTTATGTTCCTTCCATGTGTCGTAGATTTTTATATACAAGTTAGTCTGACCAAAGTTAGCCCAATCTTCTTGCGGAGGCCCATCAAATGCGTTGTTAACAATCACATCATAATCTATACTGCGAGCCGCGATGTCGTCTATGTTTTTTGTAATATCAAACCCGTCAGCTCTACTGATTCCGTCAGCAGTG